CCAGCAATGGTTGCAATATGCCCGAATCGGTCGAGGCCCGTTAGGCCTCTGCGGGCCGATTCGCCCTTCCAGGGCAAGGGCATTTAGAAGATGAGGTGTCATTCTTCTTCCTCCCTAAGCTGCAAATGCGCTTCATAGTCCTGTAAGTCTAATTGACAATAACAATCGAAGCATATTCCACGGTCTATAGCTTCTCTATCTACATTCGTTCCACAACGTGTACACTTCATTCTTCTTCACCTACCTTCCAGTTAGGACTAGCAGATGTATACATACGCTGTATTATCTGCTTTTCAAATTCGGTACTTGGCACCAAAGGTTTCCAAGTCCATTTTCCATTTTTCTTATATCGCCAGTAGAGTTTTCCGCTCATAAACTGACGAGGGGCCATGTATACATAAAGGCTTGTATACATCATCCAAAGTAATGCCCAATAATAGTACCTATATTCTTAGGCATATCCATTATCCCCTTATCAACAAATTTTGCAGGAGATGAATATAGATCTAAAGCAGCCTTAGCACCTTCTTCGCCAAAAGCAAGTTGGCTAATACCAGTACCAATTACTGCACCTGCTGTATAACCTAACGCTACTGCGGAAGTTGTAGTGGCTATTGCACCACCCAACGTAACAGTTCCGCCACGCACAAGAGAGGTTCCAAGAACACCTCTAACAGCGTTAAAATGAGCACGAGCGCCAAAGCTAGCAAGGCTTCTCGCCGCGTTAAGGGTCGCTGGATTTCCTGTAATAAGGAGTCGAGCCAATCCGGCACCTGCAGTCCCAGCGGTATACCCCCAATACATAGACTCTAGATTTCTTGCTACATGCCAAGCATCTATCGCTCTCAATTCTGACAAATAATCACCTTCGTGATTTCTTAACCGGAACAAGTTTTTTCGTACTCTTCTTCTTATTCGTATAACGATAACGTACTAACTTGCCGTTCTTCTTGAATGTCTTACCATAGTTATATTTCGACATTACAAACACACCCCAGAAACCTGTGCATATGCTTTCTGAGTTAAACCTACAATATGTAGGATTCCCATCAATAGCAAATACTCTATTCGATTATTCTTTAGATGATCTACAATACTAGCCCATCTTGTAACTTCAATTGCAGTTTCAATTTTCGTATTCATGTTAATCACATCTCCGTCATTGGTTCACAAAGGTAGCCTCTATGACTACCTGGAACCATATCAATAGTAAATGTATGAGTAAGAGAACCTTCCTCTGGTGTTGCATTGTTGTTCTGAAGTCTCAAACAAACCAATCCACAAGGGAACATACCACCCTTCATTCGTGTAGTACCACCAATAGTGGTACCAGTAACCAATTCAAAATCATGTATTTGCAAACCTGACAATTGATTCGCTCCTCCAGGATACATAGTATCATTATGGACACCATCATTTTCAAATGGATATGGTGCAATATTATTCTCAGCTAATGCTCCAATCATATCTTCCAAAATCTCTTCTGTCTGCTCAGTACCTTCATTAAATATCGCAGTCATCCAATTCTGAGGATTAAATCCATCAGTATCCAATGCATCATCAGGTGCATTTGGATCTAAAACATTCGGGAGACCTCTTGAAGCTGCATAACCCTCAATAAGTGATACAGCAGAATAACCCGAAAATCCTACAGCAGGATAATTGGCTCCAACAGCAACCAATTCTCTCTCGTTAGATTGTCCCTGAGTACCATCAGTTCCTGTAGGAATGTAAACCTTAGAAGGTGACCATTCACCCGGTATAGCAGGACCAGCAGCATTAATCGGCAAAAGATTTGCACCAAATCCTGCTTGATGATGCTCACTATCCGCATATACCTTAAAATCCAAAAATCTAGGTCTAATCGACTCTGTTTCCGCTAAAGCCTCATTATTCATTCGCTGCCATACACGGAATGATTTTTCCCATGCGTTACTCATAACCCATGTTTCCGGCAATTTCTCCACTGTAATAGATCCATTCATTGGAGTCCCGGTAGTACCAGGCTGTGAAAGGAACTTAATGCCAGAAACTGCCCAATTAATTCCTTGTCTGTAAAATCGCCTGTTTAGTAAACTAGCACATTGACTCAGATCAATATAATAATCCTGAGTAGTATTATGTGGGATATTAACTGAAAAAGTCATAGTCTGAACAGCAGGTTCAATCTTTTTCATTTTACGTGCATAGCCTTTCTTTCTAGCCATAGAACGAGGGGTATAGGATTCCCCATATAATTCTTGGCTTGAGCACCCACGCACTGCTTGGTTGGCACCAAGGCATCACGCCGCCCGGTTATCACCACAACTTGTCGGAGCACAGTTGTCCCGATTCACGAGAAGTCGCTACGGATGCATGCACCACTGCGCTCATCTCGATGCCGCACAACGCCCACCGGGGGCCGACGACTAATTAAGAACTTCGCCAGATGCTCATATGTAGACTAAGTTTCATAATCGACTCACCAGTTTCAGGTTCACTTTCAACTTTAGATCTACAACGATGCCTTCTCTTAATTTGAGAAACCAACTTACCACACTTAGTGCAAGTAGTGGCCATTACAAAAAACACCCACAGTCCATAGGCCAGCAATGGTTGCAATATGCCCGAATCGGTCGAGGCCCGTTAGGCCTCTGCGGGCCGATTCGCCCTTCCAGGGCAAGGGCATTTAGAAGATGAGGTGTCATTCTTCTTCCTCCCTAAGCT